GTCAAAGAGCGCGTTCGCGGCTCGCATCGGCAGGACGCCGAGTTACATCACCTGGTTGAAAGACAACAACCGGTTGGTGCTGTCACCGAACGGGAAACAGGTCGACGTTCTGGCGACCGAAGCCCTGATTCAGGAAACAGCGGACCCCAGTAAGGCCGCCGTCGCGGCTCGCCACCAGCAGGATCGGATTCAGCGCGACGTGTACAGCCAACTGTCCACTTCGACCGAGCCGACGCCGACGTCTGCGTCACCGATAGTTGGCGGCGACAGCAAACAGCCCGACTTCCAAAAGGCCCGCGCCCTGCGCGAGCACAACATGGCGAAGCTTGCCGAGATCGAACTTCAAAAAGCACAGGGCTCCTTGGTCGCAAAGAAGGCGGTTGAAACAGGCGCGTACGACGCCGGCCGCTTGCTGCGTGATCAGCTATTCGGGCCATTGCCTCAACTGTCCCACGTCCTTGCGTCCATGACGGACCCTTGGTTAATCGAAAAGCACCTGACGGCGACATTCCGTAAAACGCTGGAAGAGGCCGAGCGCCTGTCTTCAGCGGACCTTGAACACGCCATGACAGCGAGTTAATCCCATGCACACGGAATTTCCTGACGGTGCAAAGGTGTACCGTGAGGCCTATTTCCGTGGACTGCGCCCCGACCCCGACCTCTGGATCGACGAGTGGGCTGACGAGTACATGCGGATCCCGCGAGACACCGGCGCACCAGAGCCAGGCCAGTACCGCACCTCACGGACACCCTACGCCCGCGAGCCCATGCGCTGCTTGTCACCGGCTCACCCTTGCAGACGCGTGGTTACCATGGTGGCTTCGCAGTTAATGAAAACCCAGATTGCCTTGAACTGGATGGGCGGTCTGATCCACATGGCACCGTCCAACATCCTGGCGCTGTTGCCCAGCCTGGGTCTGGCGAAACGAGTCTCGGGGCGAATCAGCAAGACGATCAAGGCCACTCCGGCGCTGCGTGAGCGGGTAGCGGCCAGCCGTTCGCGCGATACCCGCAACACCATGGACACCAAGGAGTTTGAAGGCGGCTCGCTGTACGTCACCACCGCCGGTTCAGCGGCCAACTTGTCGGAGCTGTCGGCCCGTTACATCTACGGCGATGAGGTTGATCGTTGGGAAAATGATGTCGGCCAGGAAGGTGATCCGATCGGTCTGGCGGAAACCCGAGCGACCAACTTTGGGCGCAACGCCAAGATCTACTTTTCCAGCTCGCCAACGATCAAGGGCGCCTCGCGCATCGCTGATCTTTTTGAGTCCAGTGACCAGCGTCATTATTACGTGCCATGCCCAACCTGCGGCTTCATGCAGGTGCTGGAGTGGGAGCGTCTGCATTACAACAAGGATTACAGCACCGTCCATTACGAGTGCGCGGGACCTGATTGTGATGTGCTTATTGAAGAGCACCACAAGAGCGACATGCTCAGCCGGGGTGAATGGCGGGCACATGCAGAGGGTGACGGCGAGACTGTAGGCTTCCACCTGAACGCCCTCTACTCACCGACCGGCTGGATGAGCTGGCGCACGCTTGCCAAGGATTTTGAGGAGGCCAAAAAGGCCCAGTCCCAGGGTGACATGGGACTGATGCAGGTGTTCTACAACACCCGTCTGGCCAAGGTCTGGGACAGCGCCCAGGAGCAGACCAAAGCGGAAGTGTTGATCGCTCGGGCACGTCTGGAAATCTATACGCTCGGCACGATGCCGGCCGGTGTGCTGATGCTGACCGGCGCCGTCGATGTTCAGGCCAACCGCCTGGAACTGATGGTGATGGGCTTCGGTGTCGGCATGGAGCGCTGGGTGGTTGACCACCAGGTGATCTGGGGCGACCCTGCCGATGAGCGCACCTGGGCCGTGCTTGACGAAATACTTCAGGCACGGTACCGACATCCGTGTGGTGTCGGACTGGCGATCCTCGCCACTGGTGTCGACTCCGGCGGTCACCACACCGACGAGGTCTACCAGTTCTGCCGCGTCCGTCGTTGGCGCAATATTTTCGCCATCAAGGGGGCGAGCAAGCCCGGCCGCCCCGTGATCGCTCAGCGCCCGTCCATGGTCGACGTGACATGGAAGGGCCAGACCGAACGCAACGGCGCCGAGCTGTGGTTCGTCGGTACCGACACCGCCAAGGACTGGATCTACAACCGCTACCCGTTCGAAGACGGCCCGGGTTCACTCCACTTTGCCAACGACCTGCCGGACGAGTTCTTCGCGCAGTGTGTCGCCGAGCGCAAAGTGGCTCGCTACATCCGGGGCCACAAGCGTATCGAGTGGGTGAAGGGCAAGGCCGAGCGCAACGAAGCACTCGACCTGATGGTGTACTGCCTGGCCATGGCGCATTACCTCGGTATCAACCGCTACCAGGAGCATGACTGGTCGCGGGTGCGGCAGGCCTTGGCCCAGTCCGGCCTGTTTGACGACGCCTTGGGCATCAAGCCGGTGCAGGGCGATCGTGTCGATGTAGAAGATACCTCCGCGCCGGCGGCCGTAAGACAAGCTCAACCCGCGCCATCAACCGTTGCCCCGGTCGTGCACACACGACCCCCAGCGGTGCCACCTCAACGCCGTAGTTCCACCAGCGGTTACCTGAAGAGACGTTGATATGTCCTTTACCCAGAAACACCTCGAAGCCATCGAGCGCGCCATCGCACGCGGTGAAAAAACCGTGCGTTACAGCGATCGTACGGTGGAGTACCGCACTGTCGACGAACTGCTTCGGGCTCGTGAAGAGATCCGCAGATCGCTGACCAGCGCTGCCGGCCCTCGTTCGCGGGTTGTGCGGCTTAGTCATGGAGGCAAGGGAATCTGATGGCTCGACAATTTCCGGCGCTGTCCCGTAGCGGATTTCTGCTGCCATCGAACATCAAGGCCAGCTACGAAGGCGCCGGGGAGGGCCGCCGATCCGCCAGTTGGGATGCCACCGACAACGGCATCAACAGCATCAACACCCCGGCGCTGCGTAACCTGCGTGCCCGTTCACGGGCAGCGGTGCGCAATGATCCGTATGCGGCCAATGCGATCAACAAACGGGTCAGCAACCTGATCGGTACCGGCATCACGCCGCGACCGAAAATCAAGGACGAGGAGCTGCGCAACCTGCTGCAGGAGCTGTGGGACGACTGGGTCGACGAGTCAGACGCCGATGGCCTGTGCGACTTCTACGGTCAGCAGGCATTGGTGGCGCGCACCGTCGAGACGGCCGGCGAATGTTTTGTCCGGTTGCGTCCGCGTGGCCTGGATGAAGGTCTGGTGGTGCCGCTGCAGCTGCAGACGCTAGCACCGGAGTTCGTGCCGCACGACAAATTCGAGACCACTCGCGACGGCAACATCATCCGCGCCGGGATCGAGTTCAACCCGGCCGGCAAACGCGTGGCTTACTGGATGTACCGCGCGCACCCGCGTGATGCGTCGTCACTTAATGGCGGCTACAACCAATTGGTGCGTGTGCCGGCCAGCCAGGTGCTGCACATTTTCGAACCGCTGGAGCCGGGGCAATTGCGCGGTGTACCGCGTATGTCACCGGTGCTCAAGCGTCTGCGCAGCCTCGACAACTACGATGACGCGGTGCTGTTCCGGCAGGAAGTGTCCAACCTGTTCGCCGGCTTCATCAAGCGCCCGTCTCAGGACATGGGGCAGCAACCGCGTGATCCAGTCACCGGCCAGTTGATCACCACTGACCGCGATGGCTTCACACCCATGGTCGCGCTGGAGCCGGGCACCATGCAGGAGCTGGGCGCTGGCGAGGAGGTTGAGTTCTCCAAGCCTCCGGACGCCGGCAACAACTACCCGGACTTCATGCGTCAGCAATTGATGGCGGCAGCAGCTGGCACTGACACGCCTTACGAGATCCTCACGGGCGACATGAAAGGCATCAACGATCGGGCGCTGCGGGTGGTACTCAACGAATTCCGGCGGCGGCTGGAGCAGCTGCAATTCAACGTTTATATCCACCAGCTCTGCCGCCCGGTACGCGCCGCGTGGCTGGACATGGCGGTGTTGGCCGGGGGGATTGAACTGCCGGACTACGCCAAACGTCGCCGCGAGTTTCTGCGCACGCGCTGGGTGCCGCAAGGCTGGGCCTACATCCAGCCGGTGCAGGACGTTCAGGCGCGCATGCTTGAGGTCAATGCCGGGTTTGGCTCGCGCAGTGAGATGTGCCTGCGCACTGGCTACGACGCCGAAACGGTCGATGCAGAAAACGCTGCCGACGCCAAACGCGCCCGAGACCTGGGCCTCAATTACCGAACCCTCGTCGAGGTCGACGTTCAACACGACGACCAGGAGAAACCATGAAGCTGCTTTCCCCCCTGAAGATTTTCAACAAGCTGGAGGGCCAACCGCCGATCCAGGACAAACACTGGTACAGCGTGAAGGCCAGCGGCGAAGCCGATCAGCGTTCTATTGAAGTCTACGTCTACGGCGAGATCGGCACCTGGGGCATCACCGCCAATCAGTTCGTGCGCGACCTGGCGGCACTGGACGACGGCACCTCGCCGATTGTCGTGGCCTTCAATAGCATCGGCGGTGACCTGTTCGACGGTCTCGCGATCCACAACGCCTTGTCGCGATTGGGCGAACGCTGCACCGGTCGCGTCGATGCCTTGGCCGCCAGTGCTGCCAGCGTTGCCGTGTGCGGCGCGCATCGGGTTGTAGTCGCGGAAAACGCCATGGTGATGATCCACAACCCCTGGACCTATGCCTCGGGCGATGCCGAGGATCTGCGCAAGGTGGCCACCGCGCTCGATCAGGCGCTGGAAGTGATCATCGCGGCTTACAAGGCCAAGTCACCCGACATCGACGAGGTCGAACTGCGGCGCCTGGTAAATGCTGAAACCTGGCTCACGGCCCGCGAAGCGGTGGCCCTCGGTCTGGCCGACGAGGTCGGAGATGGCGTGCAGATCAAGGCCTGTCTGGGTCAGGGCGCAGTGATGCAGAAATACCAGCGCACGCCCCAGGCGTTGCTGGATCAACTGAGTGACCCCGATAAGCCCACCGAGCCAGTGGTAGAAAAGCAGGAAACCCCGCCCCCTGTGGTCGACTCGGCCAAGTTGGCGCTGCTGATCACTCAGTCCTGCAATCAAGCCGGTATCAGCAACTTAATCGAGCCACTGATTGCCTCGACCAAGCTGGCTGATGAGGCCACCGTCCAAGCCGCGCTGACGCAGGCTAAAGCGATCCGCGATCTGTGCGTGGCGGCGCGCTTGCCGGAGTGCGCGGTGGAGTTCGTGCAGGCCGGGCTTGATGCCGGCGCTGTGCGGGCACGGCTGTTCGACAAGCTGGTCGGCAGTGGCGGGGGCTTTGAGATCGATAACAGCCTGCCGCAAAACACCGATCAGATAACGACCGTGAAAGCCAAGCAACCCGATCCGTCCTCGATCTGGGCGGCCCGTCAGGCTGCTCAATCTCAAACCTCGAAAGGAGCAAGACCATGACCTTCAAAGTGGAGTCGATGCACGCAGGCGAGTTCCTGCTGTCCGAAGGCGCCGGTAATATTTCCCGCGAAGCGATCAACGTCGCGGCAGGTCCGGCATTGGAGCCAGGCCAGATCCTCGGTCTGGTCACCGCGACCAGTGAGTTCGCCCCGTACAACCCGATCGCAGAGGACGGCAGCGAAAACGCAGTTGCCATTCTCTACGGCCCACTCGGCGAATCGGATGTCGCACGCCGTGGGCGTGCCGTGGTACGGCTGGCCGAAGTCAGTGAAGCCCATTTGACTGGCCTCGATCCCGCCGCCGAAAAGGCCCTGGCCGCCCACTTTCTGATCGTCCGCTAAGACGTTCCTTCCTTTTAATGCATCCCGCCGCGTGCGGGATTTTTCGTTTCTGGAGAGCACCCCATGGCCGATATCGCCATTTTTGAAGACGACGCCTTCAGCGTCCCCTCGTTGACCGCCGCGATCAACGAACAGGAATACCTGCCAGGTCGCATCAGCGGCCTCGGCTTGTTCCGCGAAGAAGGCATCACCACCCTGACCGTGCAAATCGAAAAGGACGGCGACACCCTGGCGCTGGTACCGGCCGGCGAGCGTGGCACGTCGGGTCTGGTGGTCGGTGGCAGCAAGCGCAAACTGATCCCGTTCAATACTGTGCACCTGCCACAACGTTTCACCATCAAGGCCGACGAGATCCAGGGCATCCGCGCCTTCGGTCAGCGCACCGAATTGCAGTCGGTGCAGGATGTGGTCAACAAGCGTTTGGCCAAAGCACGGCGTCAGTTGGACGCTACGCACGAATTTCAGCGCATGGGTGCACTGAACGGGCAGGTGCTGGATGCCGACGGCTCGACGGTACTGTTGGACATTTACAAGTCCTTTGGCGTTAGCCGCCAGAAATTGACCATGGGTCTGAACGATCCCAACGCCGAGCTGCGTGTGCGTGCCGGCGAAGCATTGGACATGCAAGAGGACGCACTGGGCAGCGTGACCAGCAGCGGCTCTCGCGCCTTCTGCGGCAAGAATTTCTGGAACAAGCTGATCGTTCACCCATCGGTCAAAGAGACGTATCTCAACAGCCAGCAGGCGGCTGCTCTGCGTGGCGACGCCCGGGAAAGCTTCGAGTTCGGTGGCATTGTCTGGGAGCGCTACCGTGGCAAGGTCGCGGGCGCCTCGTTCGTCCACGACGACAAGGCGTTGCTGATCCCCGAAGGCGTGCCGGATCTGTATATCTCGACCTTCGCCCCGGCCGATTACATGGAAACGGTCAACACCGAAGGCCTGCCGTATTACAGCAAGATCGAGCCGATGGACTTCAACAAAGGCATGGCCGGTGAAGCCCAGTCGAACCCGTTGCACCTGTGCACACGACCTCGGGCGCAGATCCTGCTGGAACTCTGACCATGGCCTTTCGCGACCTGGTCAACGATATCGACGATGTGGTGTTTGAAACCTTGGGCGACACGGCACGGATTGAGGGCCGCGAGGAACCGGTGCTCGGCATGTTCGCCGCGCCGTGGCTACAACCCAAGATGGGCAAGCTGAATACCGGGTTGCGGGAGCCGAAGTTCGAGATCCGCGTAGGCGATTCGCACGGGCTGAAAAAGGGGTTGCTGGTCAGCGTGGATCTGCCGGAACTGGACGGCGGCGGTGATTATGACCTGCTGCAGTTAGAGCCTGGCGGTGACGGTCTCGTCGCGCTGATTCTGAGGAAGCGACCATGAGCGTCGGCAGTTACTTCAAACCCTCGGCCAACGGCGGGATGATTTCCCTGCAGGCTTCGACCTCGGATCTAAAAGCCTTCCAGGACTTCGCTGCCTTAGTGCCTAAGGCGGCAGCCGCCGCCCAGCGCCGGGCGATCAACAAAACACTCGGTTGGCTGCGTACACACATTGCCCGCACTGTCGGTCGGCAGGAGCGTATTGCCGTGGCAGCCGTGCGTCAGCGACTGCGCAGCTATCCGGTCAGTGGTTCAGCTAGCAGCGGTAAGTTGTGGTTCGGTCTGAACTCCATTGAGGCCAGTCGGATCGGTAACCCTCGTCAGAGTGGCTCCGGCGTGTCGGTGGCTGGTCGCCGTTACCAGGGGGCCTTTTACAAGAAGGTCTATGGCAACAGCGCGGACATCTGGATCCGTACGGCCAGCAAACATTTCGACGCCGACCACTACCCCGACAGCAACGTCAGTGGCGCCGGCGGGGCGAGTTCGGGCTGGATCGCCGAACACGACAACCGCTTCCCGCTGGCCAAAGCCAAGGTCTCGTTGGAGCAGGCCCGACCGCACTTTGAAAGCTGGGTGCGCAAGGCCGATGCACAGCTGCTGCATGTCCTGCAGCAGGAGCTCAACTTTGAACTGCAGAAATACCTGAAGGGGAAATAACGTGGCCGATGAAGCGGACGATTCGTTCTGCCTGGATCAGTTGTACCGGGCAATCGAGCGGCATGTGCAGGCGCACCTGCCAGGTGTTCAAACGGTTGCCACCTGGCCGGCCATCGAGGATCGCGTTCGTTTGCCGGCGGTGGTCATCGAAATGGCGGAAATGGAGCCCGGCCAGGATCCAGGCACGGGCGAGGCGGGGTTGGCTTGCAAGTTTGAGGCGCGGGTCATCACCGATCCCATCCAGGAAGATCACCATCAACAGGCAGTTTTCCTGACGGGTCAGCTCGCCGTGCTGTTGCGACTGCAAAGCTGGGGCGTAGGAGTGGAACCTGCCGAATTTGTTCGGGCTATGCAGGACTGGACCAAACCTGAACTGGATGGTTACACCGTCTGGGTCGTGGAGTGGACTCAACAGATCTACCTGGGCGAAGCTCAGTGGCCGTGGCCGGATCAACCGCCGGGCACCCTGGTGCTGAACATCGAGCCCGGTGACGGCACGTTCCTGCCGGAGGAGGTGCCATGAGTGCGGGCTACGTACCCGCCCAGCACGATCGGATGCTCGCCGGCCTAGTCAAGGATTGTTATGTGGTGGCAGTGGACCTCGCCGCTTCGCCGCCAGTGTGCCGGGTCTCCGATGGTGAATGGGTCAGCGGCTGGGTGCGCTGGCACAGCGTTGCGGCCGGCAAAGCCCGACATTGGCGAGCGCCCAGTCTGAACGAGCAGGGCACGCTGATCAGTGCCAGCGGTGACGTGGCTCAGGGTACGTTCATTCCTGGGCTGTATGGCAACGGCGGTCCACCTCCGGACAACCGAGACCATGTAGAGGTTTGGCGTTTCGACGATGGCGGTTCGCTGGTTTATGACTGGAATGCCAACAAGTACACCATCACATTGCCGACGGGCGAGGTGCTGGTGAAGGTGGGTGGTTCGACGCTTTCCGTTTCGGATGACTTGATATCAGGGGAGTCGGCGGCCATCAACTTTAAAGGTCCGATGCACATCGACGGCCCGCTGCATGCCACAAAAGACATCAGCAGCGACGGCGCGATTATCGACACCACCGGTAACACGCCGAACCATAAACATTAGTAAACACCTTTAATCCAGCCCGCCGCGTGCGGGCTTTTTCATGTCCGGAGTAAGCATGGCCAAACCCCAAGAAGATCCAGCCCTGCTCGAACCAATCGCTGCCGCCAATCCAGCCCCACCAATGGCGACCGTAATCTTTCGCGACACGGTCTTCACCTCGCGCACGCTGATTTTGCCGGATGACCGTACGTTGACCGTGGCCAAGGGCGTGGCGTCGGCCAATGCTGCCGATGACGTGGCGCTGAAATACCTCAAGGCCCACGCTGAGTTCGAGCAACTCAAGGAGTAATCCCGATGATCGGAATGGATCGCCACACCGGGCAACCCATCTCCGGTATCGAGCATTTACGCCAGTCGGTTTCGGACATTCTCGGCACGCCGTTGCTGAGCCGCCGCGAGCGTCCGGAGTACGGCAGCAAGCTACGGCGCATGGTGGACCTGCCCATCAACGAAGGCTGGAAAAGTGCCGCTCAGGCCGAGGCAGCTCGGGCGCTACGCCAGTGGGAACCAAGGCTGAAGCTGGAGAGAGTCGTCGTCACCTCGGTGCTTGGTGGGCAAATCAATTTCAAAATCAGCGGCGAATACCTGGGTGTACGCGGCACGTTGGAGGTGTGGGTATGAGTACCCTGGTAGATCTGTCGGAGCTGCCGGCACCGGAGGTGCTGGAGCCGCTGGATTTTGAAGTGGTGTACGACGAAGCGCTGCAGGTATTCCGTGGGCACATGGGCGACAACTGGACGGCCTCAGTCGAAAGCGACCCTGTCACCAAGCTGCTCGAAGTCGGCAGCTACATCAAGTTGGGCAATCGGGCACGGGTCAACGACGCGGCCAAAGCGCAATTGCTGGCCCATGCCACTGGCACCGATCTGGACCACCTGGCAGCGAACGTTAACCTGAAACGCTTGGTGATTCAGCCGGGCGACCCACTCGCTGTGCCTCCGGTCGAGGCGGTTCTGGAATCCCACGATGCCCTGCGTGAGCGGGTGCAGTTGGCGTACGAAGGATTGACCACCGCCGGGCCGCGTAACAGCTACATCCTGCATGCTCGAAATGCCTCGGCGCTGGTGGCCGATGCCACCGCCGAAAGTCCTTCGCCGGCCTGCGTCGATGTCACGGTCTTGGGGCTTGAGGGTGACGGTGAAGTCGGCCCGGATTTACTGGCATTGGTCGCCGTTGCGGTCAATGACGATGACGTGCGTCCAGTCGGTGACCGGGTGACGGTACGAGGTGCCGAGATCCTGCACTACAGCATCGACGCGGTGCTGCACATGAAAGGCTCCGGCCCGGAAAACGATGCCGCGCTCGTTGAGGCAATCAAGCGTCTGCAAGCCTGGATCAACCCGCGTCGTCGGTTAGGGCTTGAGGTGGCGCGTTCGGGGGTCGATGCGCAACTCCATGTCGCTGGCGTGGCTCGGGTTGAGCTCAACAATTGGCAGGATCTGGCCCCGACCAAGGCGCAGGCTGCTTACTGCACTGGATGCAACGTCGTGCTGGGAGGGTGACATGCGCAGTCTTTTACCACTCAACAGCACGCCACTGGAGCGCGCGATTGAGGCGACCTTTGTTGAGCAAACGCTGATCCCTTTGCGCACCTTGTACAACCCCGACACCTGTCCCGTGCATCTGTTGCCACACCTGGCGTGGGCCTGGTCGGTCGACCGCTGGGATCCGGCCTGGTCGGAGCCGGTCAAACGGGCGGCGATCAAAGCCTCGTTCTACATCCACAAACACAAGGGCACCATCGGCGCATTGCGGCGGGTGGTCGAGCCGCTGGGTTACCTGATCGAAATCGTCGAATGGTTCAAGACCGTGCCCGAGGGGATGCCGGGCACCTTTGCGCTGAAGGTCGGCGTGCTGGATACCGGCATCACCGAGGAAATGTATCAGGAGCTGGAGCGCCTGATCGACGACGCCAAGCCGGTCAGCCGCAAGTTGACCGGGCTGGCGATCAGCCTGGAAACCCAAGGCTCTTTGAACATTGCAGTGTCCCTTTACGAAGGCGACGAAATCGATGTGTACCCGCCAGTTATGCGTGACATCAAGGTCACTGGCCACTTAGGCGTGGTCGGTCGCGAACACTCCATAGACACCTTGGACGTTTATTATGATTGATGCGAATTCGCAGTTTTTCGCGATCCTCACGAATGTGGGGATGGCCAAACAGGCGAACGCCGACGCGCTCGGCATCCCCTGGAAGATCACCGAAATGGGCGTAGGCGATGCCAATGGCACCGAGCCGATTCCCAATGCAGCGCAAACCCAATTGATCAGCGAATGGCGGCGGCGGCCGTTGAATCAACTCAAGATCGATCCGGTCAACCCGGCTGTGATCATCGCCGAGCAGATCATCCCGGCCGATGAGGGTGGCAAGTGGATTCGCGAAATCGGTCTGTATGACATCGATGGTGATCTGGTAGCGGTGGCCAACTGCGCACCGAGTTTCAAACCGGTCCTGTCGCAAGGCTCAGGTCGCACGCAGATTGTGCGGATGAACTTCATTGTCACCAGTGCCGGCAATATCACGCTCAAGATCGATCCGGCCATTGTCCTGGCCTCGCGAGCCTACGTCGACGCGGCCATTCTGGAAGTGTTGCCGGCGAATAAAACCGCCGGTGAGTTCACTCGGGTCAAGGTCAACAATCGCGGGATCGTGATGTCAGGCGACAATCCGACTACCCTCGGTGATTTTGGAATCACCCTGGCGAGTAAGGTTGAGGCCGAGTCGGGCGCGGATAACCTCAAGCCAATGACCCCGCTCCGGGTTTGGCAGGCGATCGCCAAGGCCGTCGTCCAGGCGACAGAGGCTACGTTTGGCTGGGCAAAAGTGGCCACCCAGGCACTGGTCGATGCGGGCGTGGATGACACCACCATCGTGACGCCAAAGAAAATGCGTTTTGGCTTTCAGTTCATCAAGGGCGTTAACGGTGCCTTGGTGTTCCCGACCTGGCTGGGCGGGTTCATCATCCAGTGGGGGGTTACGACCTCGATCGGCACGGGTTCGGCAGCCACCTTCAATTATCCGATCGCCTTCCCGGTAGCGGCGGCATGCCCTGGCGCGATTCGGCGTGGAACAGGGAACAACTCGGCCACCGTCGACACCACGCTCACGCAAATTTCAATCGGCAACCGCCCTCACTATTCCGTCGATTCGTCGGGGACAGCCAACGTTTATTTCTTCTTTTGCATCGGCTATTGAGGGGCACGCATGGCTAAATATTTGGTTCTGAACAGTGATCGTGAGGTGGTGACGCAACTGATCAAGGGCGTGCATGACATCCCCTCGGATGCGGTGCTGATTGATGATCAGCGCTGGTACGCGGTTACCCAAGACATCGGCTGTATTTGGCACCTGAGCGAGGCAGGGGAGCTGACCAAGCTGCCAAAGCGAATAACGACGAACGAGCAGTTGGTCCGCGAGTTTGAACGGGAGTGGCGCAATCAGGTTTTAGTATCCACCGAATGGCTGATGACACGGCAACGTGATGAGCAAGACATGGGGCGGCCTACCACCCTGACGGCGGAGCAATTCACCCAGTTGCTCGGGTATCGACAGGAGCTGCGCGACTGGCCGCAATCGTCCGATTTTCCCACTGCTGAGCACCGCCCCCTCGCACCGGAGTGGATCGCCGGACAGGTTCAATAAACGCCGCGCCCTGACGCGGCGTTTTGTTTTTCGTTACTTCGAACATCCCTGACAGCCTCGCCAATGCGGGGCTTTTTCATTCCTGGAGATTGGGCCTTATGAGTTTCTTTCACGGCGTCACGACCACTTCGGTCGATACCGGCGCGCGCACCATCACACTGCCGTCGTCCTCCATCATCGGGCTCTGCGACACCTTTACACCCGGCGTCCTCGGTGGCGGCACGGCGAAAGCCGGCGAGCTGAAGCTGATCACCACCGAACGCGAAGCCATCGCGGCGTTCGGCGCAGGTGCGGCCATCACCAAAGCCTGCCAGGCGATTTACGCCAAAGCCAAGGCGGTGATCGTCGCCATCGGCGTTGCCAAACTGGAAGACCCGGCGTTGCAGACGTCAGCGATCATCGGCGGGGTGTTGGCTTCCGGTCAGCGTACTGGCCTGCAGGCGTTACTCGACGGTAAAAGTCTGTTCAACGCGCAGCCGCGGTTGCTGATTGCCCCCGGTCATTCGGCCACTCAGGCCGTGGCCACTGCCATGGACGGTCTTGCGCAGAAGCTGCGGGCCATCGGCATTATCGACGGCCCCGGCACCACCGACGAAGCGGCCATGGCCTACGCCGATAACTTCGGCGGTCGCAATTTGTTTATGGTCGACCCCGGTGTGCAGTTCTGGGACACCGACGCCAGCGCCACGGTGGATGCACCAGCTTCGGCCTGGACCGCGGGCCTGTTCGCCTGGACCGACGCCACTTACGGTTTTTGGGCGTCGCCGTCGAACAAGGAATTTGTCGGCATCACCGGTACCACCCGCGCCGTCGAGTACCTGGACGGCGATGACACCTGCCGGGCCAACCTGCTGAACAACGCGAACATCACCACGATCATTCGAGACGACGGTTACCGCCTGTGGGGCAACCGCACGCTGTCGAGCGATCCGAAATGGGCCTTCGTCACCCGCGTGCGCACGCTGTTCATTCTCATGGACGCGGTGCAGGCCGGGCACAAGTGGGCGGTCGATCGCTCGATCACCAAGACCTACGTCAAGGATGTGACCGACGGCCTCGAAGCGTTTATGCGTGACCTGAAGAACCAGGGTGCGGTGATCAACTTCGAAGTGTACGCCGACCATGAGCTGAACACGGCCAGCCAGATCGAGCAGGGCAAGGTGTATTGGCGCATCCGCTTCACCGACGTGCCGCCGGCCGAGAACCCGAATTTCCTCTTCGAAGTCACCAACGAGTGGATGACCGAAGTGCTTGAAACCGCCTAAGGAGGCCACCTGATGATTCCTGAAGTTCTGTCCAACTGCGCCGGGTTTATCGACGGCGTCAGTTTTTCCGGTGAGATGCCAAGTCTCACCCTGCCCAAGGTGGTCTTGAAAATGGACACCTACCGGGGCGGCGGTATGGCCGGTGAAATCGAGATCCCGACCGGCGTCGAAAAGCTTGAAGCCGGCTTCACCACCAATGGCGTGCGCCGCGAGGCCTTGAAGTGGTTCGGCCTCTCGGACCGCACCGCGTGCAACGCCGTGTTTCGTGGTTCGTTCAAGGGCCTCAAAGGTAAGGTCACCCCGGTGATTGTCACCATGCGCGGCGGCATTAAAGAGGTCGACATGGGGGACTGGAAGCCGGGTGAAAAGGCCGAGAGCAAACACAACATGGCGCTGACCTACTACAAGCTCGAAGTCGATGGTCGGTTGATCTACGAGATCGACATGGTCGGCATGGTGCTGGTGGTCGACGGCGTTGATCAGCTCGCAGAAGAACGTTCGGCCCTGGGCCTTTAAGGAAAAAACATGACTCAAGCAACGGCAAAAGATGCACTGCCCAAGTGGCTGCAAATCACCGAAGACGGCTTTCGCATCGCACTCAAGTATCCGACCGAGCTCAGCGGCGTACTGGTCGACAGCATGTCGATGCGTGCCCCTTGTGTGCGCGACATCCGTGCCGCGCAGGCCACGTGTAGCGGCGATGAGGAGAAGCGCGAAATGTCGCTGTTTGCCTCGCTGACCCAGACCCCGGAAGCGGACCTGATGGCGCTCAAGCTGGTCGACTATATGCGCCTGCAGGGCGGCTATTTTCGTCTGGTC